TAGAGAGCCGACTGGGAGTGGTTATCAAGACTGGGCATTTAAGTCGAAGGGAACTAAAACAGAAGCTAGTTTTGTAAAACCTGCATTGATAGCAGCAGAAATTGAAATCCGACTGGAGAACGCCGGCCAGGACGGCGCCATGTGCAAGATGGAGTATATCTACGGGGAAGATGAAGGGAGCATAGCCCGGCACTGGCATCTACCTGTCTGGGTAATTCAGAGACGGATTGACCGGGCGCTAAATTACTGCTGCGGGTGGAAGCGAAAAAAGATGCGGTATTCGGGCTGGAGCAAACAAAAGGACTACCGCAGGAGTAGTCAATCAAACACCTCTTGACAAAAATTTACATTCGGTGCTATATTGACAAATGAGGGCTGTTTACGCCCTCTCTGCATTTTAGCCCCGTTTTTCCGGGGCTTTTTTTATTCCCCATTATTTTTTGAGAAATATAACTATGGCGAAAGCAAAGAAGCAATCGAAACAAGGATCCTTGGCGCACTCCAAGCAGAAGTTCCTGAAGCTTTACCCTGAATACGGGGCTGTTGGTCCGACCATGAAGGCCATCGGGCTCAAGTGCCGGCGCACATTCTATAACTGGCTTGAGAACGACCCGAAGTTCAAAGAGCTTTACCTCACCGAGCTGATGCCCAACCGCAGGGATGAGCTTATCAGCCTGCTCTATAAGGCCGCTGCGGGTAAACTTGGAACCACCACAGAGACAACCACAAATTACAAGACTCTCAAGGAAACTACTAAAGAGGTGCCCATTGTCCTACCCCAAACCCAGTTGACGGCCATATTCGGGATGCTGAAGGCCACCGACCACAACGATACCGGCGAGGACAAGCTGATATTCGTGGAGAAGCACCAGCTGGAGGTTTCGGGGAAGGATGGCGAGCCGATAATACTCAAGGTGGTTTATGACGACAGCAACAAGGGAATACACGATACACCTCCGCAACCCTGATAACCATGCTCCCCAAAAGAGGATGGTGGATTCTAAGGCAAAACGGCTGGTGGTAAAAGCAGGCCGCCGCGGGGGTAAGACCGTAGGCTTTGCGATAAGGGCTGTCAGACGCTTCCTTGAGGGCAGGAGGCAACTGTATGCCGCCCCTACCAGTGAGCAGACGGATACGTTTTGGTTTGAGGTAAAGCGGGCACTGGCCGAACCTGTCCAGGCTGGTATATTCAAGCAGAACGAATCAGAGCAGTTTATAGAATTACCCGGGACTAAGCAGAGGATAAAAGCTAAGACCGCCTGGAACGCTAATACCCTCCGGGGTGATTATGCCGATGACCTTTATCTGGACGAATTTCAGTTAATGGCGGAGGACACGTGGGATGAGGTAGGCGCTCCGATGCTCCTTGATAACAACGGGGATGCAGTGCTTATCTTTACTCCCCCCTCGCTTAAAGCCGCCGGTGTTTCTAAAGCAAGAGACCACCGCCACGCCTCTAAGATGTTTAAGAAGGCACAAGCCGATACTACGGGGCTGTGGGAAACAATCCACTTTACTAGCCTTGAGAATCCATTTATCAGCAGAGAGGGGTTGGCAATCATCACTCAGGATATGTCTCTTGATTCATACCGCCGTGAGATTATGGCCGAAGATGATGAGATAGAGGCTTCCTGGCTGGTTAATAGCAAGTTCAATGAGACAATATGTAAGATTAAACGCTTTGATATTCCACTTCTCTGGGATGTTTACTCTGGCCACGACTTCGGGAGCGCAAACCCCGCCGCCCTATTCTTAGCTCGCGTTAAACTACCCCTGCCACCCGGTGCTCCACCCTACATGAGACAGAATGACCTGGTAATCTTCCGTGAGTATCTCCCCGGCGCTGGCTTCTCAATGATTCAGCACATAGAACGTTTCAAGGAACTTGCTAAGGGTTATACAGTCAAACGGAGCAGGGGCGGCAACCTTACCAGTGAAGACGAGATAAGGCAGGGATATACCAGGGCAGGTTGGGCTATCCTACCCCCAGCACTGGAAAAGAAAAACACCCAGATTGACAGGGTAATCGCCATTGAGGAAAACAACAAGCTCTATATATTTGAGGACATGTGGCAAGTTCTAAGCGAGGTATCTAACTGTATGTGGAAACTGGATGCCGACAACAAGCCCACTAATGAGATAGATAATGAGTCAATTTATCACCTATTTGCAAGCCTGAGATATATTACCAGTGACAGCGACTTCACGCCTGAAACTGTAACACAGGGCAAGGGAAAGATACCAGTAACCCACTTCGGCTAGGAGATAGTTATGCCGTACGGAATTAAGAATGAAACCCCGAAGCAGACCCGCTGGATGGAGCACTGTGTTAGCGGTATCCATGGAAAAAACAAGAGGACGGGCAAGCCCTATACCGAGGGAGAAAAGATTGCCATTTGTAAGTCCCAGCTCCAGACCCAAGGCTGGCTCAAGGCAGTAGATTAAGGGAGATAGAGCTATGTACGATGACCCTGCAGCAATTACCAAGATGGTTGATGACAAAGACAAGGAACTAAAAGACCTTAAGGACAGGTTTGAGTACGACTATAACAAGCTGTGGCGACTCCCTGAATATCAACTTGGGAAGAAGGACGAGTATGACAACTATACCTCCAACCTCCCGAGGAACCTGGCCAATAAGATAATTGAGATCCTGGGCTATGCTCCCCTTCAAATCTCTATACCGCAAGAAAATGATGACGAGGAGGAGCGAGAGGCAAAGGCTGCCGGCGAGAGATTGATTTACGGTGCTCTTAATATTGCGGATGAGAGATTACGGGGAACGGTTCAGCCTACAATTCAGGAGCAGCTGGCTTTCTATGCCGTCTTGAGGGGTTGGGTTGTTCTCAGGTGCTATCTCCATGTTGAGAAAGAGGGGGGAGAAACTATTCCCGATATCGTTGCCTGGGACCCGTTGAATGTCGTCTGGGATGTCGGCTCCTCCGGGAAGATATGGGTCTGTCATAAGAGGCCAATAACAGCAGGGCAGGCGAAATCCGAGTACGGGTCGAGTATGTGGGAGAAGTTTAAGAGCCTGTTTCAGGGGAAGTCCTCAAAGCCCGTGTTGTATGATTTCTGGGATGAGGAAGGTTATCAAGTAATTCATAAGGGTGAGAATGTACTTGGTCCTGAGAAGCACGGGTTGGACTATATTCCGATTTTTGTTGGCATGGTTGGGCCTGCGCCCTTTATCCAATCCGGGGAAGCCACAGATACAATAAAGGATTTTGGAGAATCTGTCTACGGCCCCGAGAGGGGTGTCTTCCCAGTCATAAATAAAATAATGACCTACCGCCTAACTCTCCTCGGGCAGGGAGTACATACCCCATTAGGTATCTACTCTAAGGATGGGCAGAAAACCTTTCAGGAAAGTCCATATAGAAGAGGCGATAGCGTACAATTTTCTACTGATAACAAGGAAGAGGCCAAGCCCCTATTTACCCCTACTATTCCCAGCGATGCCGCAAGCTTCCAGAATGATGTCCAAAGGGAAACGATGATGGGTGGAGCTCTCCCCTTACTCTGGGGTGTGGATGAACCCGGGGGGTCGGGATACAGGGCTAATCTCTTGACTCACGCAGCCTCAACTACTCTCTTGCCCCGGGAGAGGTTGATGGAGAATGCCCTTGAATGGGGGGGGAGAGAAATACTAGCCCAATATAAAGAAGGTGGCTTCGGGAAGTTAAGGGTGCGGGGGCATGACGGGAAAGGGAAATCCTTTGATACAGAGTTGTCAGACAAGGATATAGAAGCTGACTGGTTCCCTGAAGCCAAGCTATCACCGCAATTACCACAGGATGAGGCTGGGCTCTATGCTATGATGGAGGCTGCCGTCCGGTCAAGAATACATTCAAGAGAAACGGCGATGGACAAGGTCGGGATACAGGATATCGAGGCGGAAAAGGGGCGGATTAGTAGAGAAGATGCCGATGACATTCCCTCCATAAGGGTTCGAAAGATAATGAAGGAACTTACGGATGACAAAAGGCCTGATTTAGCCAAACAGGTCTTTCAAGAATATCTTAAAGCTCTGGGGATGCTACAGGGGGGTGGAACTACTCAAACCCCTGGGATGCCTTCTAATGTACTACCCCCGGCCGAGACACAGGCAACCCATCTCTCGCCGGAACAGATAAAGGATATGTCGGAGGATTTGAAATTAAAGACTCTAGGTCTTGAGAGGGGGAAGTAAATGGAAACTGGACCAATGGGTGAGGGACTGGCAGGGATACTCGCTGATATTCCTGGGGTTAGGGGAAGGGAGGAGCTTGCTTCTAGGGCCTGGCTTGAGGACATCGGAAATCTGGCGGAGGCCGGGCTATTGGATGTCGATGCGGTATCATGGCTGACATCTCTGGCTGACATAGGGGAGTGGTATGTACCCGGTGCGGGAACTCAGGATGTGGGGGAGTGGATTGCCTACATGTCTACGCCACAGGGTAAAGATTGGTGGGGTTCACTCTCAGCGAGGGTCAAAGACGGTCTACAGCCAGACTATACCGAGGATGCGCTCAGGGCTGTGGAGTGGAACGATGCCGGAGAGCCGATAAGATTTACCCCTGTAGGTGGTGAGCCCGGGGCGCGAGGTGCAGCACAGCTAGGCTCCACAAAGAGCAACCCTGTTCTAGCTCTACCCTGGCTGGGGGACAAAACTACATACAATTTACCCAGTGCGGAGCATAAATACGGGGTGCCTGAAGGAGGGGGAGGTGGCACAAAAGTTGAGAAAGAATTGGAGGAGGAGAGACGCCGGAAGGCTTTACTAACGCAGAGACCTCTTAGCATTTTCCGGGAGAGCCCTAAAGAATATGAGGAAACCCGGAGGGTGGCTCCCCAAACGAGATGGCTATTATTTTAAGTAAGGTTAAGAATGTCAAACGGTGATAGAAAAAGAAGCCCGGAGTATGAGATAGCCGAAGACCTGATAAAGAACGATGAGGCTGTATTCGGCAAGCCGGATGAATTAGAGGTTAAACTCTATGACCCCGGATATATTGCCTCTTTGCCCTACAGGAGCCGGCGGTATCTTGCTGTTCACGGGAAAGATGAGTGGTTACTCTGGGAGAAAAAACGCCTGGCTGAAGAGAAGGCCCTGAAGGGGAAACCGTCAACAAGGACACCTGCGACTTGGCTTCCACACGCGACATCTCCCTTTACCCAGGAGACAGAGACGGGCTATGAACAGGGCTTTATAACGCCTGACTCTAGGGTTTGGCTGGGGGGGGAGGAAGTAGGGAGTATAGGAGAAGGGGGGTTCGCGCAGAGAGAACCAACACTGGGCGAAGGGTTTATGATGGGGCAGGGAGTTCTTGAGCAAAGGGCAAAGAACCTCTACGGTGAAGTAATCCCTGAGTTCACGGAAGCAATGTGGCGGGAGATGCCCTTTAACCCCTATTACTACAAAACACCCGAAGAAAAAGCCCGGATGAGGAATATTGACACCCTTACCGAATGGGCACAGGAGCAGGGGATACCGAACGCCAAGCAGTGGGTAATGGATTTTCTCGCTGAACCGGAAGAGGGGCGGACTCTCACGATGGGGGCAGTTGAAGAAGAGCCAACCAGAAGATTACCTTACGCAGGTGAGAAGGCAGAGTTCGAATGGGGTACGCCTGGTGAAAGGCTTGTCGGGGAATGGATTGGCCCGGGGTTTGTTCTGTCTCAATTACCTACAGCCACTGCGGGGTGGAAAGCCGCTTCTACTTTACCCAAGGCGGCTCAGATAGCTTCGAAGATTTCCCTTGCGCCTCTCTATGCTGCTGAACAAGCTACAGGGGCGGCTCTAAAATACGGCGTTCTAATTCCAATCACCAAGGGCATCCCTGCTGGTGGGGAGAAGATACTACAGCTTTTACTTGATACTGGTATTGATAGGTGGATTGCTACTCAGGGAAGATTAACACCAGAGGCACAAAGTACATTTGCTAAGTGGATTATCGGGAATAGAAGCTGGCTCATAGAGAGAGCTACCCAGAATATGTTGAATCGGATGGGTAAAACAGGAACTACGGCAGAACAGGCAGCTCAACAGGCGGTACAGGACACGATAAGAGAGATGGAACCCTTGCTACTCAAGTCGGGTGGGGTAAAGGCCACGGCGCCTAAATACGGTGAACCCGGATATAAATTCCCAGAAGTCCGTGTGGGGGATGAATATGACCCTGGCTATCCACATAAACTTATAGCAGATTTCCCAGATACTACCCTTCCAGTTGGGAAACGGGTGATAGCTGAAGTATTGGAACAGGCTGGAGAGAAACCTGCTGTTGTTACAATTAGAACAGGCACAGGAGTCAAAGCCCCCAAACCTTCAACTGGTATGCCCGAAGCAGGATTACAGCCTGGTATGGTTGAGGGAGTGGCGGCGAGGGAGGTGTTCCCTGCCGGTAAAGGTAAAGTGGTTCAGGTGAGTTTGGATGACTTTGCAAAACTCCAGTCTGTGAATGCCGGGCAGGTGACCAATCGCATAACCCAGATTCAATCCTTGCTTGCTACAGAGGGCAGACTCCCGGCTGGGAAGGGGGCCAGGGCTGAACTGGAGATTGAACTGGCAAGGCTTGAGGCTCAGGCAGAACTCTCTAATATACAGAGCAGGGAGCAGATTGAGACTACCATCCAAGATATTCAGAACGAACTCGGCAATCGTTCAATGCCTTATCACGGAGGGGCAACTAATCTCTTCCCGGAATATAATCCAAGACAGCTTGATGAGCAGTTGAGGGTGTTTGAAGATGCCCTGGCTGGAATAAAGGCCCCACCCATTTCTCTCTCATCGCAAGTCAGCGACCTCTATAACCAGATGCAGGTAGAGGTTGGGGCTATGAAGGCTGCTATTCAGGGAATGCGCGGCGGGGAAGCCCAGTCTGCTCGTTCTACCCTTAAAGCCCTGGAGCGAGAGCTAAAGGTGTTACGAGATTCTGTAACAAAGGGCCGGCTGGTTGCCGAGGATGCGGGGAAATTGCGTCAGACTATCATGGCTTGGGCAAAGTTCAAGGGTATTCCCCAGACTCAGTTGAGGGGGTTATTCAAGTCAAAGACCGGCGTTGACCATCTGACAAAGATGACCAGAACGCAACTCGGTATTGCCCTCAATGCAGTAAAGGGCGCCCGCCCGGTGAGAGTCGGGGGTAAGAGGGTTATCACAAATAAGACCGAGGGGAAGATAAAATCCTTGAGGGAAGCCCTGGTCAGCGAGGGGAAGATTACAAGGGAATACTTTAAAAGCCTTGTTAAGGAACTCAATCTTAAGACTACGGGTTATGTGAACGCCAACCGCTTTATTACCGAGAGTGAGGGCCGGGGTCTTATCCGGGCTATGAATGATGAAGCAATAGTTGGGTATATAGCTCGTGAATCCGAGGTTGCACAGGGGCTTGAGAATCACCCTGAGATAAAGGCGGAGGTTGACAAACTCAGTGGCAAAATAGCGAATGAGTCCCAGGTATTTCTTGAGGGTAAGCCTGTAGGTGCAAGCCCTTTCTGGGATATGCGGTATTACACCCAGAGCCTTGAGGCTAAAACGGGTGCGCCTTTCTACAAAATCTGGCAGATGGCGAATAAAAAGCACCTTGAGAATCGCTTGGCTCAGAAGAGGTTGTGGACAAAGATTGGAGAATCCACCCCTGAGTTTGATAAAATAGCTCAAGATAACAAGGCCCTCCAGAGAGTCAGTGATTATATCGCCGCCAAGAACAAGTTTTACCCCGTTAAATCTCCATTGGATATTACGCCGGAAGAGATTAAACTGGCGAACGCCCTTGAGGATACCTACTTCGGTCTGGCTCCTGATGTAAGGTATTATCGCTTCCTGATGGCCTACGAAAAGCATGGGAGTAATGTTGCGGCTATACCCAAAGATGCCGATTATGGTATCCCCGATGCACCTGTCAAGGACCTCAGGGCAGCTGTAAATGTCTACGAATCAAAGGGTGCCGGCGCTTTAAGAGCTTATCTCGATACCAAGACCTGGGGAGTTATAGACTCGGGCTATGAGCCTCATATTGTGGTCAACCCGAAATTGGCTCTGAGAAAAATGAAGTCGACAGTCTTCGGGAAGAGCCACCTTAAATCAAGAGAGGGGCTTGAGCTGCTTCCCTCTGATGAGAATATTGTTCAGCGAACAAACTCATATATCAGGCAGATTTTGAACCTAAACCTCCAGCCCTATTTTAGAAGGATGGACACCGTCTTTAGTGAAAACGCCTCTAAGTTGGGCGACCCCTTCGGGGTAAGCAAAAACCTATCCTACTCGCTTAATGAGATGAAGGGATATATCGAGCAGGGCGGGCCGATGACTCAAATCTTTGCCCGGCTTATGGGCCAGGCTTACGCTACGGTGTTCCTGCATCCCTCGCTCGCATACAGGAACCTCTTCCAGAATGTAGCCTTTCACCCTGATAGGTCGGCATTGATAAATCCTTCTAACCGAAAGCTAACTGAGCAGGAGCGGGTTTTCTTTAATACATACATTTCCCAGATGGAACGGATTGCAGAGGAATATATGCTGGGGAAGGAGAAGCCTCTGCCGGGGTTGGATAGACTTACTAAACTTGCGAGGCGGTGGACCCAATATGGGAAGAGCGACCAGGTAAACAGGTTATGGGGTTCTTGGGCGAGTCTTAATAAGGCGGAAAGAGCGCTGAAATCTTATAAGGTACACGGTGACATCAAGAAATTTAGTATAGATTCAGGGCTGAACGATTTGACACTGGCACAACAGAAGGAAATCTTGGGGCTGATGTCGTTGGAAAGAGTAACTTATGGCAACCCAGATATTCTTCCTGTAGATGGAGAGACGGCAGCTATCAGGGAGATTGCCAAAGAGATTACCAATAATGTTCACTTCCTCTATGAGAGAGCACAAAGGGCACCGGTTGAAATGGGTGGCATGGGTAGAACCTTCGGTAGTCTTTTAGTTTTTTCGCGGAGTTATGTTCAAAGGATGTATCTCGCCCTAAAGGATATTGCTCCTGGGGCGCAGGCATCGGGGGATAAGAAACTCAGAGCGTGGAAGATATTTGCAGGTAACATACTTTTTGGCTATGCTGCCAGCTATGTTTATCAGAAGACTACGGGGAAAAGCCGCCTGCCGTATGACCCCTTAAATATAATATCATGGACACCTGGAGGCTTGGCGGTTGGGGTTGCGCAGGACGTTGGGGACATTGCAGGTGATATACTCCTCGCTGGTACAGGTGATAAAGATGCGATGTACCGTCTGACATCTGCTATCCCTGCCGCATCCAATACGCTACTCCCGCTTTACCGGATAATGATTGATTGTGTCGAGGCAAGCCTTGATGTTCGGTATATTGATAGATTGGCTTTAAGGAAAATCAGGGAACTCCTTGACAAAGAATACGAAGCCAACCCTGAATTTTACACGAAGGAACGGGAGTGGTGGGAGAAACTTCAACACGCTATCTTTGGGGGGGAGGCTCTCGACCCTGACTCCACTAAAACCGCAGTCAGCGTCCTAACAGAGAATGAGGCGTTGTTGGGCCAGTATATCCTGGGGGAGGATGGGGAGCCGTTCTATTACGAGCTTACTGACCTTGCCGCAGAGATACGGAGCCAAACTTTTAATCTACCCCCGGATGAGATAACAAAAGAAAATGGTTTCTCCGACCTAACCCTGATGTACCTTAAGGCGGAGCACTCTTGGGATAACTACTATTATTCTCTCCCGGCAAGCCAGAGGTCTGTTTTCAGGGATTCTGGCAGTGATATAGCTGCATGGACAGAGGCTTATCTATTCGTCTGGGGTAAAGTCACGGTGTTAAGGAATAAAAGAAGCCGGATAGTGGTAGACCAGCTGATAAAGGATTACAAGATACCGGCGCAGGCTATACCAGAGTTGAAGTGACTATTCCTGTGGCTTGCGGCTTTTTAAGGCTAACCATAAGACACCGAGGACAACCAGGAGAAAGACAACAGAGCTAAATGTCCACAGGAAACTCTCCAACGTTAAGTTATTGTCCTTGAGCGCAGTTATAACGTAACCACCCCCAAAAAGAATCGCAACTATAGCTATACCAGCAATCCACCCCACCCACTTACTAAATTTATTCCTCACACTCCACTAAATACCACAACCCTAGAACTTTGTCAAGGGGTATCCCGTAAAGCCACCAGAACGAAATCTAAGCCCCTTTAGCACTAAACAAGGGTAAAAGGTTAGCCCAGTACCAAAAACTGGGCATTTTTAATAAATAGGAGGAAAAATGACAACCGAAAACTTGGAGTCTACAAAGGAACTGGAGGAGCAGAAGCCGCCAACCCCGGAGGAAAAGCCTTCGGGAGAAACTGCTGAAGTTTCACCAGCCGCGCCAGAGGAGGTTTCAGGCGATAAGGACAAGCCCACTTTTGACGAGGCACAACAGGAATACATCGACAGGGCAGTTGAAGAGGCTAAGGAGGCGGCGCTCGTAGCAGGCCGTTCAGAGGGTCAATCCTCGAAGGACAGGGAACTCCAACCCCTCAAAGATGAGATTGCCGAATTGAGGAAGAAGGAGAGAGAGACTAGCCTTTCCACGCTTGAGCAAACCCTCAAAGAGAAGTACGGCGATACCCCTGAGACAAAGGATTTGGCCACTGCCTGGAGGAATTACGAGGACAGAAAGGACGAGCTTGACAAGCGGGAGGAACAGGTTAAGGCGGCAGAAGATAAAGCAGCCTCCGGGATTAGAGGAATGCTTGCCTTCCAGCTTGCCAAAAAGTATGAGGGCGCAGAGGAGAAGGAGCTCCTGAAGGCTAAAACGCCGGAAGAGATGAAGGATATGGCCCGGGATGCTCACATAGCCTTTCTGAAGGGTAAAAAACCCGTTGCAAAGAAGGTGGATTCTGGTGTGCCGGCGGCAGGAGGGGTGGATTTTTCTACTGTAAGTTTTGACCCCAATGCCCCCAGTGCAAGAGAGATGATTGAGAAGGGGGTAAATAAAAAATAGGAGTAAAACATGGCTACTACATTAGCTGAGTATAAATATCTTGGCCCTGCGGCTGAGATAAGAGCCGGAATAGCTAAGACGATTGTTACCGAGTCGCCTTGGCTACAGGATATGCCGTTTAAGGAAATCGGCAACAATGTTTCTCGGTACAAGATGGAGGCCGCGGCTGGAAGAGCCGATACCTACGAAGTCGGCGATACCTGGCTGGAAGGGACTCCCACATGGGAGTACAGGGATGCGGCCCTGGCAATCCTCGGTGGCGATGCCGATGTGGATAACTTTGGCGACCTGGCTGCTGGTGCGGAAGATACCCTAGCATCTGTTACCGAACTGAAGTCAAAGGCTATCGCCCAGTGGTTTGAAACACTGGCAATCTATGGCAGGACAACCACGAAAGCGAGTCTCCTGGCGGCCAAGAACTTCAAGGGGCTTCTGCAACTACTTTGCGAGTGTGAGGGTTCAACAAAAACTGACCTTGACGGTGCAATATACTCTGCCTTCGGGTCTGGCGGAAACAACTCACAGGTGGTACAGGCGAACACTGGTGCTTCAGCCGTTCTGTCTCTGGATATGGTTGATGTTCTACTGGATGTTGTAAAGCCGAAAGCGACTCACATCATTTGCTCAAGACAGATGAGGCGGAAGATTGGCTCTCTGGCTAGAGGAGCAGGCAGCAACTTGGAACACGACAAGAACCAGTTAGGTTTCATCGTTACCAGATATGGCGAGCAGAGGCTTTTGATTGACGACGCCATTCTGGACACTATGGACGACCCGACCACCATAGTCACGGACCCTGCCGCTTATGACTACACCCAGGCCAGTTCCGCCACCCATGATACCTCACCCATTTTCGCCGTGAGATTCGGGGAAGATGGTTTATGCGGTATCAATGGCGCCGGCATGATTCAGGTCGAAAAGTTTGACAAACTCGAAACTAAGGATGCTAAGAGGGTGAGGATTAAGTTCTACGCTGGTATGAGGCTCACCAATAAACTTGCTGCCGGTGTCCTTCTGAGTGCGGCTCTTGCCTAAAAATAAAAAAGAATAAGGAGGTGCATTATGGCTGCACCCGCGACATTACTTTATCCCACTTTCACGACCTCGGCTGATTCAACCGGGGCAGTGAGGGAATACTGGATTAAGGTCAAGGGATTTGTTGGCTCCGACACCGCTGATGCTGGTATTCAGGGCGTTGTCCAGAATCCAACTGACGTTGACCTGGTGATACTCGATGCTTTCATAAACGTAACCGTTGCTTCTGGTGCCGTGGCTGTGGACTATGACATCGGACTGGGTAACTCTGTTGCTGGAGCGAGCAATGGAGCAGAACTGGCTGATGGAATGGTAGCGGCTACTTTGAACGTTACCGGTATTAAGCAACTTGGCATCGTCCATGCTATCGCTACTCCGCCAGTAAGACCAATCTGGAAAGCACCCGCAACGGCAACCACTGCTGATAGTTGGCTTGTTGGGGACCAGAATGGCAGCGTTGATGCCGGAACCCTGCGATTTGACCTTTATGTGAAGGTTATTCCCTACGACGACCTGGCTTAACCAAGAGGGGGAGGAGGGGGCAAACATCTCCCTCCTCCCCTCATCTAACTAGAACTACTGGCAAGAGGAGAAAAAGGAGGTAATTATGTCTGAATGTCCAAAGATTAAGTACACAGATTTCAAGAAACTAACCGCCTCTAAAATCTGTGAGATGAAGTCAGTCGAAGTCACATCCGATAATGAGACTCTGTTTTTCGCTATTATCCCACCCAGGAACGGGGGGATGCTTATCACTGATGACATTTCAATAAAAGCTGACTACTTGGGGGCGAGGGGGAATACCGTAGGCGGGAAGATGCCGGAGGACTTACTCAATGCCGATATACCAGTACAGGTGTGAGGATTGCGGTGACTTTGAGGTACTCTCCCCGATGCCAGGTAATAAGGAAGAGCCTTGCCCCAAGTGCGGGGGCGAAGCTAAACGGATTTTAGCCCCCTTTCATTCTACCTTTGGGTGGCGACTTTCGGATGAGAGCCACCTTAAGGGGCATAAAGACGAATTAGTGAGGGATATCTAAGGAGGCAAAATATGTCAAAAGGTACTCCTAGAAAAGATGGCTCTGGAGGAGGAGTTAGGGCTAATAGGGGAAGTGGGGGATGCAAAACTACCCGTAAGACAGGGCAAGGCAAAAACAGGAGATAATAGTGGCTTACGCTAAACTAGAACCTTCAGGCTGTGGAACTCACAAGGACAGGGCGAAGCTACGCATTGACCTATTCCTTGAAGTGGGTGACCCGAACTATGATAAAGCTCACGCCTATGTCGTGGATGAGACGTGTCCTGAATTCAAGGCGGGTTACAAAGGTAAGCTTGACGCTGAAGGAAATCCTGACTTTGCGGATTACGAGAAGTGGCGAGATGGCCTTCCTCATGTTTGGAGAGACAATCCCTTCCATTCTCATTTTATCTACCCCGATAAGGAAGCCACAGACGCAGACATTAAAGCCCAGATAGACCGCACCTTAACATACTTCTATACCTTCCACCAACAAATGTGGGACACCGATAAGAAGTTCATAGACGAGTGGAAGAAAGTCCCCAAAGTAAAAGGCTCTATCCGTGACATTTTTGTAAAGGGCGACCCGAAGGACAGAGTTTTTAATCAGCAGAAGGTAGCTAATATTCTCTCCCGCAAACAAGAATTCCAGATAGGCGTTTCAAGAGTACCCCCAACCGATTTGAATATAGGGGAGAAGGGGACGATTGATGTAGGGGAGACTACTAATCTAAGCTATGGTTGGTCAGGATACACTCTTGTCGATAAGGCTAATCCAGCTAATGCCGATGGCACAATAGATACTGTCTTGGTCTACCCAAATGTCACTGTAACCAATGTGGAACTTGCCACTTTTTATGTTGTTTCAGGGAATAACCTCACGAGCAGGGATAACGAAACTTATATTGGAGAAATCGCTAGTGGGGGAGAGCGCACCCTTACTGGGCTATCTATAGATATTCTTACTACCGATTATATCGGTTTGTGGCATGATTCTGGGAAATTTTACGGAGTGATGTCTGGAGCTGGGGGGTTATGGTATGCTGCTGGAGATAAAATCCCCTCTGATAATCAGGCTTTTTCTTCTCTGGCTACTGCTAGCGTCTACCTCTACGGCACAGGAACAGAGAGTGGGGGGGGGAGTGCTGCTTTAACAGGGACAGCCACCGATTCAATAACCGAAGCGGATGTGGTTACTGGCGGGAAAACAATAATTTTAACTTTAACTGACGATACTTGGGTAGCAGATGACGGGACTTTTGACGCTCAAAGACAAAATATTATAAACGGTATGGATTCTGCCCAATCAGAGGGGACAGGTTGGGATGCAGAGGTTAAGGGGAAAGAAGTCGTTGGGGCGGTAGTAAGAACCAGCGATACGGTAGTTACGATTACTCTAACAGCACAAGCGGCTTACGATATAACGGCTACAGAAACAATCACCGTAACAATCCCTGGCACAGCGTTAGTTGGTGCTGAAGCCATAGTAGCTGCCCCAACATTTGATGTTACTCATATACCCCCAAGCGGGGGACAACCGACAATGAAACGCTGGGGGGGAGTCCCCTATATGGGTATAAATAGAGGAGTGTGGTAAAAAATGGCTGAAGTAACAGCGATGAGAAACAATGTATTGCCGTATCCTATTTATTCTTTGCCTTATACCTTCGTATTCCCGGTGCTGGATGCGGATGGCGACCTGGTAACAGGGGGCACTAGCGATACCCCCGATTCAGAGCTTAGTAAAAATGGCGATACCTTTACAGACTGCACGGAGGCTGTAGAAATTGCTACGGCATCGGGTATGTATTATATCTCACTAACGGCTGCCGAGATGACCTGTAATGTTGGCGCTCTGATATTCAAGACGGCAACAGCGGGTACAAAGACAACTCCGATAGTATTTTATCCCAGAGTCCTGCCCGTCATCAGGAGTGCCACAGCACAAGCGGGCGCGGTCAACTCTATCACATTGGACGCAAGCGCGAGCGCGGTTGACGACTACTATAATGGCTGTGTTGTTTATATCTCTGCTGGGACTGGCGCGGGGCAGGTTCGGACAATTTATGATTACACTGGTGCATCAAAGGTTGCTCTGGTTTCCCCGAACTGGACAGCTCCCGCCAATGATAGTACCTTTTATGTTTATCTGACTGATAATGCCTGGCTCAACACGGGTCATCTTGATGCCCCAATAAGCACCGTTGACACAGTTGTTGACGGCATCCAAACCGACCTCAGTAATGGCACTGATGGCCTTGGGGCACTGAAAGCTCTAATAGATGCGATTACCGCCGCTGGCCCCACAAAGGCCGAAATGGATACAGCACACGCTCTGTTAGCAACTCCTGCTCAAGTAGCCACCGCTTTAACTAACTATGACGCTCCCACAAAAGCGGAGATGGACACGGCTCACGCCCTATTAGCGACTGAAGCCAAGCAGGACATTATAGATACAGTAGTTGACGGTATCCAAACCGATTTGTCCAATGCTACGGATGGGCTTGGGGCACTTAAAACTCTGATTGAAGCTGTGCCTACTGCCTCAGAGATACAAACAGAGATGGAAGAAAACGGAGCTAGCTTGCTTGATACCATAAGAGACGAGTTAGCCAACGGGACAGATGGACTCACTGCATTGAAGGCATTGATAGATGCCGCTCAAGGTGACATCACTACCATAGCAGGGTATACCGATATTCTTGACCACGCTACAAACGGATTGGCAAACATTAAATCTCTGATAGACGCTATAGATACGGTTGTGGATTCCATCTTAGTTGATACAGGAACAACCTTACCTGCTCAAATAGCCGCTCTGAATAATGTGTCTGCGGCAGAGGTAAATGCCGAGGTCTTGGATTGCCTTGTGACAGATACTCATGCCGAACTCGCTGCCGTACCAGCGGCAACTTCTTCTCTGAAGGACAAAATCAACTGGCTGTTTGCTTTAGCCAGAAACAAAATCACCCAGACCGCTACCACGCAGACCTTAAGAAATAACGCCGATGACGGTTCAATTGCAGCAAGTTCTGTCAGTGACGATTCAACCACCGCCACTAGAGACAAGTGGTCTTAGGCGAGAAAGATGATAGCAATTAGCAGAACAATATTTTGGCTTAGTTCCTCTTTGGCGAAAGGGTTTTCCGCAATATTGACATAATCTATCTTCTTTGCGAGGGCGACGATTCATAGCCTGCTCGGTGGATGTAGCCCAACGGCAGTTAGACGGTTTGTAATCCCCATTTACATCTATCCTATCAATGGAATAATTAGAAGATGGCCTCTCCCCCATATCCTCAAGAAAGTTAGCGAATTCTCTCCACCTATCGCATATTTGGATGCCACGACCACCATAGATTTTGTAACGTGGGTTCTTGGGATTTGTGCAACGCTGAGTCATATTAGACCATGTCCAGTAAGTTATGGTGCCGTAATAACCGTGTTTGGGCTTGCCACCATTGTTTTTAATTGCACAACCACAGCTTTTTGTCTGTCCGTATCTAAGGCGAGCACCATCCCGCTCGACAATATTACCGCAATCACATTGGCAGGTGTATAGACGATGATTATTTACAGTTCCAGTATAGCCAAGAACGACAAGGCGACCATACCGTTTCCCTATCATGTCAATTGCAACTCCAGCCATATTACTATTATAACACAGCGAACTATGTGGAGTCAAGCAATATGGCAGTAGACACAAGAGATAGGCGGATGTCAATGATAACTCTTGCGTCCCCTGTTCCTATGGTCTTACCCAATACAGATGGAACTATAGGGACGCAAGACAGGGCAATGCTTCTCTGGCTCTATTACGGGCTCTCCT